GCGGCGACCTATCAGCCGCAATTCGCGCTGGCGTCGGGCGGCGGATGGAGCAGCTTCGGGGCGCCGATCGCCGGGACCTCGGTCAGCGTCACCGGCCTGGCGCACGCCACGGCGTATAATTTCCAGGTGATCGCGACCAACACGGGCGGCACGGCCACCTCGGGGACGGCGAGCCTCACCACCGATTATGCCGCACCGAACGCGCCGGCGATCAGTGCCGTCGCGCCGGTCAGCGATGGCACCACGTCGAAACTGACGGTGACCTGGGCGGCGTCAACCACCGACGGCACGCACGACGCGGCGACCGGCTACAATCTGCGCTACGGCGTGCATCCCGCGAGTTCGTGGACCACGGTTTCTGGCGTCGTGTCCGGCGCGGTGGTGACCGGGCTGACCGCAGGCACGTCCTACGATGTCCAGGTGCAGGGCACCAACGCATCAACCGGCTCGCCGGGAGCATGGTCGGCCAGCACGACGGCAAGCACCTATGCCACGGCGATGGCGTGGGTGCAGACAGGGCCTAATCCATGGACTCACTCGCTCGGCGGTCAAGCGGTGAACGTGACTACCACGCCGAACCCGGGGACCGGCTCGACCGGCGGTGTGAACTTCACCTGGTCAACGTCTGCGACGGTCAACAATGACTGCGCGTCGTCGCTCGATCGGGAAAGCCGCGGCAGCGGCAGCGCGAGCGGTGACAACGGTTATCCCGTCGCGTCGAACAAGTGGGGCTGCTACATGACCTCGCCGGCAACGACCGGGACTTACTACATCTGGGCGTTCACCAATGTTGGCGACGGCGCTCTTGTTTCGGTAGCGGTCAGCGTCACCTGACCGGCGCATGATCCTCGATCAGCGCGGCGCCGCGCAGCTTGGCGAGCGTGTGCCGGAAGGCGCGCAGCACGTTGGCCGGGAATTCGTGGTGGATCAGCATCCCGAGCAGCCAGATCAGCTCGGCGGCTTCCATTTCGGAGAGACGCACCGCGCCGCGCATTCTGCGGCGCAGCTTGGCGAGGATCGCGCTGAATGTGTCGGCGGTCGGACCGCTGCCGAAGTCGGCAACGCGGCTCTCGACGCGCTCGCTGAGGAACCTGTTTTCGCTTTGTGAGAGGACGATTTCGGTGGAGCGGGTCATAGCGGTGTGTCCTGTTGCTCGATGCAGTATCATTGCATAAAAGCAACAACGAGGCAAGAAGTATTTTACTTGTAAACGGGATTCACCCGTGCTAGGTCCGGCGCATGGGCAGACCCTCAACCGCACCGCACCGCAGGCAAGTCGGGCTGGACGACGATCTGTGGAAGCGTGTCACCGCCTATCGCTTTGCGAACTTCCTGGAGAGTGAGTCCGCCGCCCTCCGCGAGTTAGTGGTGATGGGCCTGGAGGTTGCCGAGCGGCAGAAGCCGCCCCGCAAAGTGCCGACGACGGCGCGAGGATCCCGCCGCACGTAGCGCGGCTGAATTTCACACCGCGTTGCATTACCCGCGTCCGGCCGCTCGGCCGGGCGCGAACTGCTGTTCTTTAACCTCGGAGATTTGAGATCATGCGTGGTTCCCTCGTGTGCCTATTGCTGTTTGGCGTTGCCCTGGCCGGCTGTGCCAACCAAACGCCGGCCCAGCAGGCGGCGACGCTCGCCTGTGTCGAGGATCAGGCAGGCAAAGTCCTCTCCATCGTTGCCACTGACTTCAGCGGTGCCCAGACCGGAACCCCCGCCCAACTCGCGTTGGCCGGTGCGTCCGGCGTCTTGGTGAGTGCGTCCGCGGATCAGAACTGCGCCACCGCCATCCAGGCGGCGAGCGGCAGCCCGCCGGCTGCTGCTGCGCCGGCGCCGGCGGCGACGACTCCCTGATCGGTGTGCCGGCAGGAGTGCTGAGCGATGACGGTTTCTCTCGGGTCCGGCCCGGATGATGTGACGATCCAGGTCGGGTCGAACCGCTTCGTCGGCTGGCAGACCGTGAGCATCAGCCGCTCATGCGAGTCGATGCCGAACAACTGGTCGCTGACCGCGAGTGCCGAGTTCCTGCAGGGGGCGGCGCTCGCGGGCACGCGGCCGGGGCAATCGTGCCTGATCTATATCGGGTCGGACCTGGTCATCACCGGCTGGATCGACCGGCGTTCCATCCCGATCGACGCGCACAATCACCAGGTCACGCTGTCGGGGCGCGGCATCACTCGCAACCTTGTCGATTGCTCGGCCGACCTGTTGAACGATGCGGGAATCCGCGGCGGTCAGATCAACGGCGCGAACACGCTCGATGTCGCGACCAAGCTCTGCAAGGCGTACGGCATCACGGCCCGCTCGGCCGTAGCGGACCTCGGCACGGCCATCCCGTCATTCCAGGTGCCGCTCGGGGAAACTCCCTACCAGATCATCGAGAGCGTCGCCCGCTATGCCGGGTATCTGGTCTATGAGGATGAACTCGGCCGACTGGTGCTCGATCGCATCGGCACCACGACGCACGCCTCTGGCTTCACCCTCCCCGGCAACGTCGAGGCGATCAACAGCGAGCGGTCGGTCGATCAGCGGTTCTCGCAATACGTGGTGGTGTATTCCGGCGTCGACCAAACTTCGGACCTCGCCGGCCTGGCCGACCAGCGCGCGAACGTGCTGGACCCGACGCTCGGCGAGCATCGCGTGCGGATCATCGTGTCCGAGCAGATCGCACCGGCCCCTGGCGCTCAGCAGACCATCGACAACGATGGGATCGCCAAGCAGCGCGCGAATTGGGAAATGGCGCGGCGCATCGGCCGCAGCCAGGCCGCTTCTATCACCTGCGATAGCTGGCGCGACCGCAAGGGCATGCTCTGGACTCCGAACTGGCTGGCGACGATCGACGCGCCGGCGGCCGACATTTCCAAGGCGACGTGGATCATTGGCTCGGTGTCACTCCGTAAGGACATGACCGGCACGCATGCCGACCTGATCCTGATGCCGCCGGAGGCGTTCACCCCTGAGCCGAATCCATTGAACCTGTTCGACGCTCAGTTGGCGAACTCGCCGCAAACGTCGCAGGCGCCCGCGCCGCCTTCGACCGAAGGGGGAGGGTCCGCGCAGTGAGCGCGTCGCTCGAAGCGATTGTCGCCATGCTCGCGCACAAGGTCGCGACGCTGGAGCGGCAGATCGGTGCGCAGTTGGTCCGGCGTCCCGTCCCGTTCGCCCTCGCCCGCTCTACCCTCGCGGTCAACGACACCGGCGCGGTGCAGACAGTGCAGGCGCAGCTCGATGCGCTCTCGCTGCGGGACAACATTCCGGTGCTGTATGGCTATGGCGTCACGGGATCGCCGCCGATCTCGGCGGACCTGCATGTGGCGTTTCTTGACGGTGACCGCGCGAAGGCCATCGCGATCGCCGGGGGCCACCAGACCTATCGGCTGCGCAACCTCGGCGTGGGCGATTCCGCGCTCTACGACATTCGCGGCGCCTTTGTCTGGCTGACCGCCGGCGGACCTTCGGTGAACTGCGCTGGCCAGCCCATGACGATCGCCGGCGATTTGCACGTCACCGGCGCTGTCATCGCGGGCTATGGCGGTGCCGACCAGGTCAACCTGCAGACGCACCAGACGACGGGGGTGCAGACCGGCAGCGGCACCAGCGGACCTCCGAAGGCGGGCACCTGATGGGCGACATTCGGATTGTCTGGGACCCGGCCACGGGGACCGGAGACCTCAACATGCTCGGCGCCGGGCTGGAGTTGGGGCACGACCTGGAGACGGCTTCACTCATCAGCATGTTCACCGATGCCCAGGTTGATCCTGGCGACATCGTGTTCGACAGTGATCCGCACGGTTGCTGGATCGACACCTATGCGGCGTTGGAAGACCCGACGCTTGCCGCGATTCCGAACGATCGCCTGGGATCGAAAATCTACCAGGCTTTCTCCCGGCCGCGCACGCAAGACACGCTGAACTGGCTGCGCGACCAGATCATCCAATGCCACGGCTGGATGATTACCGACGGCGTTGCGTCGGCGGTCGATGCGCAGCCGTTTTTCACCGGGCCTGGTGGCATCGGCGCGACGGTCATCATCACGGCGAACGGCGTGCCGAACCTCTATAGCTACGCTTGGTCGCAGGAATCTTAGGCCGTGCCATTTCCCAGACCGACCCTGACTGCGCTTCGCACTCAGGCGATGCAGGACATCACCGCGTCCGATCTACCAAACGCTGACGGGTTCCTGCGCCGGGCCGTGCTGCGCGTTCTCGCGTGGGTCCAGGCCGGGCTTGCAAATTTGCACTACGGCTTTCTCGACTGGATTTCGCTGCAATCGACACCGTTCACCTCGACCGGCGAATACCTGGAGGGATGGGCGGCGATGGCGCCGACGCCGGTGTTGCGCGAGGCGCCGACCTTTGCCTCCGGCCCTGCGGCCTGGTCGGGCGTGGTCAACACCCCGCTGCCGGCCGGCACGGTTTGCAGCCGGGGGGATGGCGTGCAGTTCGCCACCACGGCCGCCGCGACGGTCGGCGGCGGCGGCTCGGTCACGGCGACCGTGGTTGCGCTGGTGGCAGGATCGAACGGCAACACCGACAGCGGCGCACCGCTGACGCTCGGGGTGTCGATCGGCGGCATCGGCCAGGTCGGCGCGGCGACGGGCGCCATCACCGGGGGCGCCGATCTGGAGACGGATGGCCCAATGCGGGGCCGCATGCAGGAGAGCTACGCGGCGCCACCGCATGGCGGGAACCAGGCGGATTTCGTGACCTGGACGTTGCAGGTGACCGGCGTCACCCGGGCTTGGTGCGCACCGTGGATCGCCGGCGCCGGCACCGTCACGGTGTATTTTATGATGGACGTGGCGGAGGCTGCGTATGGCGGCTTCCCGCAAGGAACCAACGGCGTTGCTGCGCTTGAAACCCGTGACACGGCGGCGACGGGCGACCAGCTCGCGGTGGCGAATTACCTCTATGCGCTGCGCGCGGTGACGATGCTGGTCTATGCCGTCGCGCCGCAGGCCTCGACGCAAGCGTTCACGATCGCCGGCCTTTCGGGCACCACGTCGGCACAGCAGGCGTTAATCTCGGCCGCGTTGACCACCCTGTTCCTGCAAAAGGACAGCCCGCTTGCGAACACGTCGATCGAGCAGAGCGATTGCGCGCAGGCGATCAGCGCCATCGGTGGCTTGCCCTCGTTCGCAATCACCTCGCCGTCGTCGTGGCCGATCACGTCGAGCACCGGTCATATCTTCACACTCGGAACGGTGTCGTACGTCTGATGCCGACCCCTCCTGCATTTGGCGACGCGGACTATCAGCAGGCGATGCTGCGGCTGTTGCCGCGGGGCCGCGTCTGGCGCCGCGATCCGGCGTCAACGCTGTCGGCCGTCATGCTGGCGGTGGCGCCGACCTATACCCGCAGCACGGCGGCGGCGGCGCAGGTGTTGGTGGATGCGAGCCCGGCCACCACGGTCAACCTGCTTGATGAGTGGGAGTCCTCGCTCGGTCTGCCTGACCCGTGCACAGCGCCGAATCCGTCGATCGAGCAACGCCAGGCCGCGGTGCGGGCAAAGTGGGGTGCGCGCGGCGCGTTGACCCCGGCGTACTTCATCGCGATGGCGGCGGCGCTCGGGTTCACAATCACCATTACCGAGTTCACGCCGTTCGCCGTCGATATGGCGTGCGACCTCGCGCTTTATGAACCGGAGTGGGCGTTCATCTGGCAGGTGACCGCGCCGGGCGGATCGACTTTCTATTTCTCGGTTGATGAATCCAGCGTGGACGATCCGCTCGAAACCTATGACGCCGGCGAGCTGGTCTGTCGCATCACGCAAGACGCACCGGCGGGCACGCTGGTTTTCTTCGTATTTCCCGGTCCGGTGTTTGTTCTCGACATCCCCGGTTTGAACCTCCTCGATTTTGGGGTGTTGGCATGACATTTGAGTCGGGACAGACGCTTTCAGCAGCCGCGCTCAACGCGGGCTTTGCTGGTGTGACCCCGCCCTCGGCGCAGTTGCTGGCA